GACGAATTAGGATGCGCCACCGCAAAGCTGGCGGGTGAATGGCCGGGATGGGAATGGATGAAGGAAGCCGTCAAAGAGCAAGAGCGCAAGCAGGCTAACGACTAAGCTCAGCCATGCGGGAACTGAATATATGAAACAACCTGAGACTCAAGAGAACAACCCAGAGCGCCCGCCCGCGTTGGCTGGAGCGCGTGGTTCGGCGGTATGGCGTCGTGAACCTCCAGACTGCCCCGGCAACTGGCTCGCATGGACAACCAAAGAAGGGGACGGCAAGGTTTACGGATACATGCACTGTGTCTGCGCCTACTGGTCGCCACTGCCGAGCGCACCTGACAGACGCATCGCTTGGTGTGTTCCTTGGGAGATGCATGAATGGGAAGGCGCATTGTGGAGCGGCCCGGTCAATCCGCCGGGTTCGCTTCAGTGACATGGTTGGGCATCACGTCAACAACAACACAAAGGAACAACACAACATGGAACAAAAACAAAACCAAACTAATCCAGTAACCGAAATCAAACGGCAACAATGCCACCAAGAACTAGATGCACTTAATTCAAGCATAGATGACCTGAGAAAGCTGCTTGCTGTGCTGTTGGACAGACTGACGCCAGTCATGGCGATTGAGCATACAAGAACAGGCCCGTGTGAGGAAAAATGCTGCGCCCCAGAGCGTCAACTTGCGCCGATTGCTGAAAGAACAAAAACGGCGCGTGTTCAAGTGCAGCAGGTTTCAAATGACATCAACATTATCATTAACCGTCTTGAGTGCTGAAAGGAGACAAGCCATGAACATTGATAAATCCCAAGCCAATCGGTGGAGAATCCTGCCGAAAATCTCATACACTAACTGGCGCAAGCAACCGGGCGTGCCCAGTTTCCTCTGGAAACAGTGGTTTCTAGTCAAACGCTTCTGGGGTGGTCGCATCATCTACATCCAAGTGCGCAACCATCAAATCGAACTCGACTTCCGTAAGAATTGGGTTGCGGACATGATAGGAGAAACGAAATGAAACCTGAACAAGACTTCTATCACTGGTTAAAGTCGCAGATGCCAGTCGAGGCGGTCTTACAACGAGTGGAATCAGTCACATCAAACGGCATACCAGACGTTTGCGCCTGTTACCAGGGAATCATTGTTTGGTGGGAACTCAAGGTCCTACATGCTGGTAAGTGCTTGATTCGTAAAGAACAATTTGCGTGGGGTCATCGCCTTGCTGAGGCGGGTGGCTTAGTGGTGTTAGTCTGTGATGCTCCAGATGGCATACTTGTTTGGAAGTATCCTGACGTCTACGTGAAACAACACGGCAAGTATTTGGAAGTGAATCTTGCAGCATATTGTGAGATTGTGAAAGATCCGAAACTGTTAAAAACAATCCTGTTCAGAAAGTAAATTTTGAAGTTTACTCATAATACAATCCGTCTTATAATGTGACAATGGAAAATACCACTAATTCCTTAACTGGTTTGCCAATAAACGATGAGCAGCTTTCCAACATCTCATCATTGGCAAAGTTACAACTCAACCTTGAAGCCAAGAAAGAAACGCTTGAACAGCAACTTTCTGAACTTACTGAAAAACTTCTGAACGTGAGCCAAGTCATGCTGCCTGAAGCGATGCTTGAGGTTGGAATGACTGCATTCAAGTTATCCACAGGCGAGTCAATAACAGTATCGAAGTTCTACTCAGCCAAGATACCACAACCCCTGGAATCAGAAGCATTTGATTGGTTACGGAAGAATGGACACGAATCAATCATCAAGCGCGAAGTCAAGTGCTTGTTCGGTAAGGGTGAGGATGCTGTCGCCGGCATGGTGATAGAGCAACTGAAGACGATTGGCGTGTTGCCAATTGACAAGACTTCAGTTCATCCGCAGACCCTCAAATCGTTCGTGAAAGAGCAGATGGAATCTGGTGAACCTTTCCCAACAGACTTGTTTGGAGCATATGTTGGGAACAAAACGAAAGTTGCTCCAGCAAAGGCATAACACTATGGCAAAACAAACAAAAACAGAAAACACGCAGGCTGTTGCAGCTTACGATTGGAGTAAGCCAACAGAGGTAACTGGTTTGGAACACGCGAGAGCGGAAGACTTTGGTATTCCGTTCCTCGCAGTCCTCCAGAGTGGAAGTCCACAAATCAAGAAGACCGACCCAGCATACGCCACCAAGAAAATCGAAGGTGCTGGTGAGGGCGACATCATCCAGAATATCAGCAACCGCGTGTTGTATTCGCAGGGCAAGGAACCTCTGCAATTCATCCCATGCAGTTTCGAGAAGTGCTGGGTTGAGTGGACTCCTAGGACCAAGGGCGGTGGAATCATTCGCATGCATCGCAATGCGATGGTGCTGAGTGACACCAAGAAGAATGACCGCGGTCAAGATGAACTTCCGAATGGAAACCTCATCGTTACCACAGCCTACTTCTCTGGTCTCGCCCTCATTGATGGTGAGTGGCAACCGGCCATCATCGGCATGTCCTCAACCCAGTTGAAGAAGTCGCGTCAGTGGCTCAACACCATGACGAGCCTGAAGATTAACGGCGTTAATCCTCCGGCATTCTCCCACATCTACAACATCACCACAGTTCCTGAATCCAATCAGGAAGGTAGTTGGTTTGGTTGGAAGGTCGAGGTTCGCGGCGTCTCGCAAGACACGGAAGTCATAACGAAATCCATCGAGCTTGCAAAACGTGCTGCCGATACTCGTCCAGCCCTGCCCGCTGGTAACCCCGAGAACTACTAACGGATTGGGATGCTCAGTCCCACTTAACATGAGCTGGTGTAGGGAGCGACCACAACTGCTACTCGCGCGCTCCGCTGGCAGACCGGAAAGAATAGTCTGCCGCATTTATGTCCCATGCATCCCATATTACAGGACTTAATGACGCTCTTTGAGGGCTACAAGAAAGCCCACGGAATTTATTCAAAAGACCTGAATCCAGAAGACAGCGGAAAACTTAAAGGTAAAGCAGCAACGATAGTTAAAGAAGTTACGCATGACCACTGGTTACGACATATCAAGGGAGAACAGGGTCTTGGGATTATTCCAATCAATGAGAACAGTCAAGTAAAATTCGGAGTTATCGACGTTGACATCTATCCGATTAACGTATCTGATCTTAATGGCGTAATCATAAAACGTAACTACCCACTAGTTCCTTGCAGGACGAAATCGGGCGGTGTTCACTTGTATTTGTTCCTGACTGAATTTCATGACGCTGGCGTAGTGCAGAAGCAGTTGAGGGAATTTGCCGCAGCACTCGGCTTTGGTGGTTCCGAAATCTTTCCCAAGCAATCTAAGATTATCGTTGAACGTGGCGATATCGGGCAGTGGATTAACATGCCATACTTCAATTCCGCAAAGACCACACGTTACGCTTATGGCCCAACTAATGAAGCCCTGTCCCTGGAAGAGTTTATCAAGTTAGCGTATTCGAGAATCATTAGTCCGCTTCACTTAGCGAATTTCCCGATTAAGCCAATTGATGCCATACCAGATGGACCACCATGCTTGAACCACCTCGCAGCGATGGGGTTCCCAGAGGGCACGAGGAATAACGGGTTGTTTAACCTTGGGGTATACTGTCAAAAAGTTAATCCCGATGGTTGGCCGCATCTTCTTGAAGAAATGAATACCAAGTTCATGGACCCGCCACTTACCACAACTGAGGTTCTTGGTGTAATTAAGTCGTTGCAGAAAAAGTCGTTTGAGTACATGTGCAAGCAACCACCGATTGCACAATACTGTAACATGCCGAAATGTAGGCACTGCAAATATGGTATCGGCGGTGGTGCTAGTGGTTTACCTAAACTTGGGTCACTCACAAAACTCGCAACCAGTCCGCCATTGTGGTTCATTGATATCGATGGTGGTGGACGACTCGAACTCACAACCGAGGAACTTCAGAATCAACTCGCATTCCAACGTCGCTGCATGGAAGTCATGAACCTGATGCCAGCAATGATGAAGCGAGATGGTTGGGAAGAACTTATACAGGGTTTGATGGAGGACGTGACGGTAATAGACGTGCCGCCTGAAGCAACACCTATTGGAATGCTGACCCAGCACCTGGAAGACTTCTGCACTACTAGAGTTCAAGGTAAGACGCACGATGAACTGCTTGCTGGGAAACCATGGACAAACAATGGATTCCACTATTTCCGTGTACGTGATTTCCTATCATATCTTGAGCGACAGAAATTTACGCTATTACGACTCAACCACATCGCCATGCACATCAAGGAGATGGGAGCGGAAAAGAAATTCTTCAACGTCAAGGGCAAGGGCGTTAACTGCTTGATGATTCCGGAATTCAACAATAAGCAAACAAGCGAGTTTGATGTTCCGAAAATAGGAGACGCAAAACCGTTCTGATTATGAAGATACTAGCCTTCATGCAAAACCCGTGGTTCCCAGATAATACGGATGCAGAAGTAATTCGTAAGTATCGTGAGGACCAGGAATACCACAGGAAGTTACTGTCTCGAACCATGTCGGGATATCGGTTGTCACATGCTTTTGGCAGCGCATTCTGGAGAATCCACTGGGATAATGTCGCAACAGACCATGCCAATGAAGCATCGGCAAAGACCGAGGTTGACATGAACCACGTTGAGGCGTTAATCGAGAAGATACGACCTGATTTGATTCTCACGTTTGGACAACTCGCAATGGAGACCATCAATCGTTCCATCTACGCTAAGGGCGTTGTTACAATGAGTTGTCACCACCCAAATGCAAGACATAAGACGCAAGCAGACCTTGACCAGTTCGCCATCAATGTTTTAGATTACGAAAGGAACTATGAACGAAGATAACACGCACCTGATATTCGGACCACCCGGTACTGGAAAAACAACGGAACTACTAAATATCGTAGACTCACTACTTGAGTCTGGGTTTGCACCACACGAACTTTGCTTTGTATCGTTTACTCGCAAAGCAGCTAATGAAGCGCGTGATAGGGCGATACAGAAATTCAAGTTTCATCAAGACCAGTTACCGTGGTTCAGGACCATACATTCACTCGCGTTCTTCCAGTTGGGATTGAATCGTTCCGACGTGATGGGCATCAAGGACTACATTAAGATTGCTGAAACTCTTGGTATTCGTATAACGTTCAAGATGGTAGCAGAAGATGGAACCTTTACGGGAATGAGTCGTGGTGACAAGCTCTTCTTCATGGAGAATATGGCGCGAGCGACAATGCAAGACATTCGCACCTATTGGGAAGGACATCCAGACGAGGACGTGGTATGTTACGAACTCATCCAACTACGAGACACGATTGCTGCTTACAAGCGTGACCATTCCAAAATCGACTTCACCGACATGATGTACCGGTTCCTCGATGAGGGAGTAGTGCCACCCATCAAAGTCCTGATTGTTGACGAAGCACAGGACTTAACGCCGTTACAGTGGAAAGTAGTTGAGAAGTTATCGGAAAATGTCGAAGAAGTTTATATCGCTGGCGATGACGACCAATCGATATTTAAGTGGGCGGGCGCAGACAGCGACAAGTTCATCAAGACAGTTGGTACTCGCAGGATATTGGAGCAGAGTTATCGGTGTCCTGAATCAGTGCAGTATGTTGCCGTGGAAGTCATCAGTCGCATAACACCAGAAGCAAGAGTTGATAAGTTGTGGAAAGCGCGTGATGCGAAGGGTAGCGTCAACTATGAGACGGGAATAGAGAACATAGATATGTCGAAAGGTACCTGGCTCCTCATTGCCAGGAACGTATTCCTACTTGACTACTACGTTCAACATTGTGTGAGTAACGGACTCATCTTTGAGGCATCAACAGGGTCTCCAATATCTGGTGCCGCCTACAGAGCAATCAGGTTCTGGGAACAACTGCGTGCTGGCAATGAAATAACAGCTGCACAAGCCAAGGTAATTTACGAGCACATGTCTGTGAAGGTTGGTGTCGCATATGGCTTCAAGACGAAACTTGACCAGGTCGATGACGCCGCTAAGATAAGTCTCGCACAACTCAGGAAGGACTTCGGGTTATTGACAACCAAACCCTGGGATGACGCACTAGACAAGATACCAGAGCATGAGCGAGTTTACTTCAAGGACGCTATGGCGAAGGGAGAATCTTTCTCTGAACCACGTATTCGCATCAACACCATTCATGGAGTTAAGGGCGGTGAGGCAGATAATGTCGTAGTTCAAACTGACATGGCGGATAGGACCTTTAACGAATTTCAGAATTTACCAGACGATGAACACCGCGTCTGGTATGTTGCAGTAACACGCGCAAGAGAGAACCTGTTTATACTATCACCGAAAACAAACAAACACTACCAACTATGATAATAACAGAAAACGCCATCAATGACCGTGGGCAAACCGTATTCTCAGGAGAGTTTGTGCCTGATAATGAATTGGAATTCTTACACACAATGTCATCTCTGACACATGATAAACAACCACCTAGGGTATGCGACAGTGAACCTAGGGTATGCCCTAATGAAAACGGGGGTATTAACCCAATATAATCACATGGTCAAAATATCCCCGTTATTATATGAGAACCACCCTAGGCATACACGAATATAAGACCACGCCATATAAGCATCAAGACGATGCGTTTAAGGAGTCTCGTGATAGAAGGTTCTTTGCCCTGTGGTGGGAGATGGGAACCGGTAAAAGTAAAGTAATTACCGACACTGCAGCATACCTATTCCTTAAGCAGGAAATCGACGGTGTGGTCATCATGTCAGATAAGGGCTGTTACATGAACTGGCATGACAGAGAATTTGCTAAGCACATGCCTGGTAACATCGAATATCGTCTCGCTTATTGGAGTAGTTCGATGAAGTCAGACGCTCGATGGAAAAGTGAACAGCTTCTAAAGGCGGTAGACAACAAACTTGACATCTTGTGCATCAACACTGAATCCCTGACATCGCCAAGAGCAATCGCATATTTGGAACGATTCATCAAGGCGCACTACTGTTTGTTCCTAGTTGATGAGTCCACGAGCATCAAGAATCCCAAGGCGCAACGAACCAAGGAGGCACTACGACTTGGACACATGTGTGACTATCGCAGAGTGCTTACTGGGACGCCAATCACACAGTCACCACTTGACTTGTTCGCACAATGTGAGTTCCTAAATCCAGGAATATTGGGCTTCAAGAGTTTCGTAGCATTCAGGTCCTTCTACGCTGAGATGCAGTTAGTGAGACTCGGACCAAGGGCATTCAACAAAATTGTTGGTTACCGACACATGGAACATCTGACCAGGTCTATCGCACCATTCAGTTCAAGAATCACCAAGGCTGAATGTCTTGACTTGCCTGAGAAGGTATACGAAGAAGTCTTTGTCGAACACACGATAGAACAAGCAGAACTCTATAACAAGCTCAAGACTGAAGCCCTGTTACAGTTGGAACAGGGACTACTTACTTCTACGTCAGCCATAACCACGATTAACAAGTTACACCAGATTAACTGCGGTCACGTGAAACTAGATGATGGCACGCAAGTGGATATTCCTAGTGGGAGACTCCCCGCACTAGTGGACCTCATCGAGAACATTGGTCGCAAGTGCGTGGTATGGTGTGCTCATCAGAGAGATGTCGAGCAAATAATGATGGCTCTACGAGAACTGTTCAAGGGCAGTGACATGTTCGCAGTTCACTACTATGGCAAGACTACAGATGACGAGCGGTCCAAGAACCTCATATCGTTCAAGCACAACCCGTACTGTAAGGTGTTCGTTGGTACTGCTGCAACTGGTGGTAAGGGCATTGACGGATTGCAAGATGTTTGCGACTACCAAATTTACTATTCGAATTCCTACAATCTGGAAGACAGACTCCAATCAGAAGATCGACTACATCGTAATGGTCAGAAGAACGCTGTTACCATCATCGACCTAATATGCCGTGGAACAGTAGATGTAGCGATTCACAAGTCACTCGCAAGTAAGGAAGACCTCGCACACAACGTGCTCGATAAAATCCGAGACGTACTAAACTAAACTGGCCGTCCAGCCAACACGCAAACGCCCGGGCCACCAGACCGAACGTCAACAAACAAAGCTAGACGGCCAGAAGGTTATTCGATCGTTTTACCAGTGTACTTATCCACTAGCGACGATACCGCGTTGTAAATCTTCGCTTCCTCCTGGTGTTTCTCGATTACTGCCAGTAACCCAGCGTCAGCTTTTATGCCTTCAGGAGTTTGACGCAACCAAATACGTGCAGCATCGACCGATTGAATCACACCAACAGCAATCTTCTTGTTCCTGTAACTTGAGTACAGACCGAGAAGTGTCGTTAGTACGAGACTAGCAGTCCCAGCAAACGGGATAGGCAGTCCGCTGATGACAGTAGCAGCACCTGTCGCGATTGGATTCACTGTGTACTCCGGCGATGCCAGGATTGGGTAGTAATTCGTCACTGCTGGTACTCCATCCATTGGCGATGGAGTAATGACGATGTTAGTACCAATCACAGCAGGTGGTGCTGTTGGTTTAAGAACGAGTGAATCGAGTTGTTTGCAACTTGCAAACAATAGACACACTAACACTAATCCGATACCGTATTTTTTCCAGTTCATTATAGTCCTGTTGGTTTGTTTATGTTGGAGAGGTTGCAGCGAATTACAGCAGTAGCTAATTCACGCATAGCAGATTCGTGATTAGATAACACGACACGCATTTGGTTTCGTGCATCCAGGTGTTCTTCATGAATGCATCGAAACTCTTCTTTAAGCATGTTGTCGCGCCATTGCAAATGCTTAATGAAAATGTAAACCACAATCACCAGTACAACTAGTGATGGTGCCTGTGTAAGCGCATCTGTTAGTATTTTTTCCATGTTATCCGCCTATCATAACGACTGTTATGGATAAATTGTTTACTGTTAGTGTCGGTGTTCCAGTATCGGTTGTTCTGATTGCTAATTCGATTGTTTGATTGGCCGTTAAAGTGATTATCCGCGACAGACTGCCATGCTGCTCTTCCAAAATTGTTGCACAGAATTCCCTCTGATACATGGTGGGTGAAGCTCCATCGATTGACACGCCGTATTCTGTGTGCTTGTCTGTGCCGTTATTCTCGTGTGAAATCGCCATGTCGATTTTGTACGTGCCGGCCTTAGTGACGGTCAACTTGCCTGAACCATCGTGGGTAATCAGATTCAATGGACCATCGACCATGTCAACGTCGCTTACCTTGTACCAGGTGTTTTGCGCAGCAGATGCTTGTGTCCAAGCGATGTCTTTTCCATAAGCTGCACCATAAAGTAATCCGCCACCAGCATCAGTAAAAATAACGTCGTTACCAATTATTGACATGGCAGCGTTTCCACTGTCATTTCCAAATCGTAATGCACCCTTCGTGTTTCGATACGCAATATCTGCAATAGCGGCACCAGTGAACCACTGATTAGTTGCTGCTACGAATGCAATCCAAGGGTCAGTTCCTTCTCCACCTGAACCTAAACCACTTGGTCCATCGGTTGGCATGTTTATCCAAGTCGCTCCACCACTATACCACTGCGGCTTAATGTAAAACTTTTCATCCTTGCCAAATTTAATGGTTTGACTGGCTGATGAGCCTGAACCTACCTGAGGCTTGAAAGTGATGTCACCGGTTGAACCAATGACTACTTCACTCGCTCCATTTAGTGTCGGGTAGTGATAATGGTTCGACGTACTTCCTGAAAAATTCAAAGACATCGTTTTAGTAACGTCATAAGTTAGTACGTTACCTACGTCCTTAGTTCCAGTTATTCCACCGCTAATGATTACTAGTAAATAACCTGTTGCTCCATCTGTTTCAAGCCAATCCACATTTATGTAGTAATAACCATCATCAGCACCATCGTCTTGCCACTCCTCGATGCCACCCGTGTTATCCTCGCCCAAAATTTTAATACCATCGACGATTCTATATGGTCTAATTTCTATCGTCCACAATTCAGCTTGATTATTAACCCACCCGTTTGTGGAATTACCAACCACTTGCGTACCAGTTACACCATCAACCTCGTTCGTGGTTTCAATTACAGCATCGGGAAATTGCAGATATGCTTGACTGCCATCATCAGTAGGAACACCGATGCCAACATACCCACCAGCGTAGTTGATGCCTCCTGTTACATCATCCCACTGTGAAGAACCACTGGGAAAAGCCACTTGCTTCCACCTGACTCCAGCTGCGTCGTAAACCACTGCTTGAGCATCGACTTTTTCATCGTGAACATGAACAACTGAATTCGATACCTCAACACTAGACGGCAACGCCAACGCAGCATCAACTCTTTTCTCAAGAGTCGCTATCTTCTCAAGTAACGCCGCTATTTGTTGCTCAGTTGTCATTTACCAATTCGAATACCAGTAGGCGCTCTGCAGCCTGAATAACCGTATGGTGACGGGTCAGATTCAAGACCAATAACGACATTCGACGCTGTCACATAGTAATAGAGCGTGTTTGTAGTAATCGGCGTGTACAGGTTTGTGGTAACAGCAAACCTTGACCAGTTAGTGGAGTCAACGGATCTGTAAGCGACGAACGTCAGGTCGGTCTTGTCGTACGGGTAATCCCAATACAAGGTCAGCGCACAGATTGGGAGCGTTGCAATGAGGTATAGCAGTATCGTTAGCTTTTTCATAATCATTTCACTGTTTCTGATGGCCGCACAAAGAATCCCTGTCCAGTACGACGTTCAACCGAGGATTCCATTCTTCTCAGGGAACCAGGACTTGCCATCTCTTGAAGGTTCCAGAGTACAAAGTAATCCAAGATTGGTCGGGTGTAAAACAAATTGATGAACGGAGTATTATCCAGTGATAATTTTGCCGCGCTATCCATCCATGGCTTACCTTGCTGCATCTGTGACTTCATGGCGAAAGCGGTATTGAGTTGACCAAATGCTGGTCCAGCAGCTTGCTCAAGGAATGAGCGATATTGGTGGTCATATTCCATGAATAGCGCGTCACCAAGTATTCCAAGGGCTCCACCGCGAATAGCTGCATCATTAACCGCTACCATGTTCACTTTACCGTCCTTCACCAGGGGTTTTGGTGTTCTTCCCTTGAGTGCGTCCCTCAATGCGCCAGATACATATCCAGCCATTGTTGTCATCGCAATTAGAGCTGCGAGATTTAACTTGCCCTTGTGGTCGTGAAGCATCCACTGTCCGATTGAATTGGCACCATTGCCATACACGGAACGACCAACGACCTTGTTCATCACTGTAATCGGAAAACTCTTGAACATCATCAGCAGACGCACGGCCTCACCGAGCGGCTCACCGGCCTTGGTGTTCCAGGTAGCATATTTTCGTTCAGCTGCACCAGGTGTTGGAACTGCGATATCAATGCGGTCCTGGTAATACGTCCTTAGCGCAGTTTCAAGGGCATCTCGCTCCCTCATGATATTTGCTGCAGTTGGTCGCACATCTCGTTCGGATAACAACGCTCGAATTTTCTCCTCGGGTATTGTCCTCAAATCCTCAGGTGTTAAGAACTTGTTGCCCTCTAGTTCAACGACGTGTGACCTCAGTGTCTCCCAGCGTGACGGGGTTATGTCATACTGTGATAAGACCTTAGATAATTCTGCCGGCAGTTCGGTAAACTTCAGGTGAGAATTTTCTCCAAGGTGGTTTGCCATCAAGAGTCCCATGGCTCCCTTATTGGCATCCGTCCAGAGGTTCAGTCCATTCAGGTTGAAGAAGTTTTTCTGTAACTCGTGTGACCAACCAGACGTGGATGAGTGTGACGCATAACGTGAAAGTGAATTGCCAAGTAAGCCGTCCATCGCAACACCCATCATGCGAAGCAGTCGTTTTTCATCTGGGGATTTCTTTGCCATCCACAGCAGTGAATCCACGAATGTGCTCAAATTGCTCATTCCCTGGTACGCCATCTCCGTGTGCATGAACGCTCGGTCAGACAGGGACGATAAGGTTACTGCTCCCATCTTGCTGAGCTGTAAAACGACCTTGGCGGTCGACATCATATTGCTCAATGACGGATTTGAGGAAACCTCATTCTTGCCACTGATTTCATTATACGCCGCCTTGATTCTCCACGAGTCGAGGGAGTCTTTCTGCACGGCCGCATCATCGCGCGTACGCGCTTCTTCCTGTAATTCACGTATGGCTAGGTCGAGGTTCGCCTCGGGATTCGGCCCAAGATTTTCCATGAGTGCTATATTACGCGACCGCTGGTGGATATCCTGAATAACCGCTTCCTTGAAATTCTTGACGCCAAGCGCCTGATTATACTTGTACGCCGCTTCAGCGTCCTTGAAGTGAATGAGACGTTCCCTAGACGCCTTGCCAGCGAGGGAACCACGCACAGTAACACCGAGAGTTGTGGCTTCGTCAGTGGCGGGACCATGGATTCCAGAGTAGAGACCCTCATGCATATTACGAAGAACAAGTTCTGGGTCAGCGCCCTTGAAAGTCTTCTCGGCATCCAGGAGTGGCATCACGAACTCCTTCCACACGCGGTAAGATTCGTCCTTACTGAGTCGGTTGTTACCTAAACGTCCAAGTGCGCGAATAGCGGCTTGGTCGTGTGTCTGGCGGATGATGTACCCAGGCAACCTCGTGATGTATGCACCGGCGCGATTTTCACGAGCAATCAATTCAGCGGTGAGATTATCCACGATTTGGGCAATCTTAAAAGCTTTCGGATTTTGAGTGACTTGTTTGGCAGGCATCCCAGGGTGTTGTGCTCCCATCTCCAGGAAGATGTCTTTCACCATCGCCTCGTCAGCGCGAATGAAGTCCCTGAGTAAGTCTTCCTTCTCAAGGCCAGCGACCAATCGACCAAAATATTGTCCGTTTATCGCCTTACTCTGCGCGTCCACTGATTTGCGACCACCTTGCAACAGCTTGCTGGTGCCTTGCAGGAACGCACGTAAGCCCTCACCCATAGTTCCGTTAATTTGAGAAATCGCACTCTTCGCAAAATTCTTCATGTTGCGTCGAGTCGAAATGTTCAACAAGCTATTACGCTTGTAGATGAGCGTCATCGTCTCTTCCTCAGCCTTGAGTTCCCCAGCGATTTCTTTCAACGCTTCGTTGAGTGGGATATTTTTCTTCTTGGCACGCTCCTCGGACAGATTCTTCATGCGCTGAAGAAGTTTCTCCGCCTCAATCTCACTGAGGTTATCTCCCGCTCCAGCCACATTCCTATTACATGGTGAACTCATGCGATTTTCCTTATGATGCACTCAAGTGCAACTTCGATTGATTTGACTGCTGGCTTAATTGGTTCAGCTTCAATCTTGGCGACCAAGTCATCGATGATGCTCGTCTTCTGTTCCTCTTTCAACGCGACCTTCTCACTCGCCTCGAGCGCCTTGATATCTTCCTGGATTGCCGCGGTGTCAGCTTCCTCGAAATTCTCCGGCGGGATATTCTTTCGCACTTCCTCAGGCTTCAACATCCCAGTGTCGTCAAGTTCCTTGATGGTAGCCGCGACCTTCTGCTCGTGCTTCACTTTCTCAGCGTCAATAAATGCTTGAACAGCTTGTTCGTGGCGCGCCTTAATTTCATCCTGAACTTCAGGAATCGTCTCAAGATACTTGTTGCGAATTGTTTCTCTACGAACACGTACCTTGTCAAGTGCCTGTTCGTGTGTGTCGCCAAGTTCGATTAAATCACGGTAAAATTGTTCCTCTGGATTACTGCCGAGGTATTCGGGGTCAGCTGTTTGACCTGGGGTCTCACCATAGAGGGCCGCATCATTCTCCATCGTGAGGTGATTGTATGGTGCTTCGACACCCATCAACGCACTAGCCTCATCACGACTAACAAATCTGCCCTTATCTGTGGTAAATCCTTCTTCCAGGATGTACCGCGTTCCAGCAGCATCTGCTTCGGCGCGAAGTGTTGCTCGCGATGGTCTGTTTGGAAGTGCCTCATTAGCCAAATTTACCGTCACGTCTGGAGGAACAACCAACTTATCATGTAACGGTGAACCGCTTATAATGGTTCCATCACTGAGCTTATATGCAGTAGAAATCGGACGTTCCTTATATTTTTCGAATACTGCCTTCTGGATGTCCTTGAGCGTGATAGCTGCTGTTGCTTCAGCTCTGGCTTTCTCAGCATCAAATTTCATCGACTCAATGATGTGCGACTTATCGACTTTGGCGAATTTTGCAACATCTGAAGATTCATCACGTAAGAAGTTCTCCATGGCTTGTTTTGCCATGACTTCCTTCGTTGCTTGACTCATCTTGGACCAGGCGCGAGTTGCTCCATGAATGACTGCGCCAAATCCAGCAGCCATGACTGCGTTAATCGCCGCTTCCTTGCCTGTAAACTCCTCTTGGTCAAGGTGTGCGGCAACTAAGTGTGGAATCTGATCAACTACCATGAATGCAGTGCCGTTCATCACAGATGACGTTAATCTTGGAGCAACCATTCCAGTCTGAACTAAAGCTTCTTCACTCATCAAGCCCCTGGCCAGGGATTGGCGGAATGCACCTGCGCCCGTTTTAGCAAGTGATGCAGCGACTTTCTGACTCCCAAATATCGGCATGAAGCTGAGTCCAAGGTCGAGCGGATTCGCGGTTGCTCCAAGCATACCGGCTGCCATACCGGGCAAAAATCTCTTCGCGGAAGAACCTTCAGAAAGAACGAACATGCGGTCAATTTCCGCTTGCTTCCTATCGCGCATCAATCTCGCGACGGTGTTATTGATTGGCGCATCAAACGTCAATTGACCTGGAATGCCATATTGCTGGTTAGCTTCTTCAGGAGTAATCTTCTTGGCATACTCAGAGTTGTCTTCCAATCGACGTTCCTCGAGACGCATGATTGAATCGAACGCACTATCGTGCCACCCTTGCGCAAGAGATGTTGACATGTAACGACCAAAGGGAACGTACACTCGCGTGGCTGTGCCCTGCGTCTCTGGGTCAACTTGTGGTAGTGAGAACATTATTTTCTCGGGGTTAACTTAAACAGGTCTTGGTCAATTGGCCAATGAGTGGCGTTATAGTCGTACGACTGATTCTCATCGAGGTTAATTCCACGATATTTTGGAATATGCACGCCACCAGACATTCCAGGAAATGCTGCTCCCACGTATGTGGTGTCGAACAAGTCCGTTTTCTCAATATCATCGAGATTAATCACGAATGCTCTTCCCTTGGTGTCACGAAGTTCGTACGGCGAATGTTTACCATTCGCTATGTACACAGACGCGCTCTTGCCATCCGGACTTTGTTGGTAGATTCCGTAATTTGTGATTTGGTCACGTAGAAACTGGACTTTCAATCCTGGGGATATTGGCAACTCTGCCTGAGGAAGATGCGGACGACCAAATTCATCCTTCCAAGCAACTTTCAGTGGGTCAATCAGTTGCAACGCCAAATCCAAACGTGCGCCAATTTGCTCAATATCAGCGTCAGTTCTCGATGGACGACCGATGCCGCGTTCACGTGATAACATGAGCGGCCTGTCGTTAACTGAGGCGTGGTGCATCTTGGTTTCCAACAACTGTGATATTGATACTGGTACAGCTTTTTCCGGAGACATGCCGTCACGCTGTGCAAGAGCCATGGCGTACTTAATGACGCCACTACGATACTGGTCCAGCACCATTTGATTCTGAAAATTATCAGATGGGAGAGTACGCTCATAGAGGTTCCACGTCCCACTTGAGTCGAGTGCCTTGCGATAGTTGCTCGCCGTCTCACCATCGACTGGCTTAATTGCGTCCTTGCTTGAGAGCACTCCAAAGAAGTCCTTTGCGACCTCATCAGGCGTGCCATCGGGATTGATGTGCAAGATACCAAGTTGGTATTCACCAGGTATTCCCTTGCTGGGAGGAAGTCTCACCATGTCCTGATACGCCATTTGAAAGTCTTCCTGACTCGCATACTGTTGCTGCATCTTGGCAAACTTACCAGCAATTTCGTTTGGACTTCCTTCACGAATAGTTTTGGCGTTCGTCTCAGCTTCCTCAGCGGTCGTAATTGCCCAAGCGTTTCTCGGCAAGTTGAGATACAATTTACGGTCGGCATCAGAAGTACCATCTGGAGCTGGACCCTGGAATTTCTTGATGGCGGCGAAGTAATTGATTTTTGCAGACGTATCCCGACCACCACTGTTAAAGTATGCGGTAGCCAGGGACTTAATCACTGGATTCTCAGTAGCGAGATAACGAACTTGGTCATGTGTAATCGTTTCAACTTTGCGCTTTACAACATCACTCACGTACTTGGAAACAAATTCATCCCTATCAGCAGTTTCCATATCAGTGCCGATTTTCGCCCTGGTCTCACTATCAAATTGTTCCAACGCCTGGATATTCCAACCAGATGACTTTTCCACCACTGAGTTGGCTGTGACAACCTTGTCATAATAGGCATTCAGCTCTACATCTAGGCGTTGCGCCTTGTCACGGGAGTAAAAAGACTGTAATATCACCTTGTCAAATTTTGCCAGTGTCTTACCGCTTCGCAAAGCAGCTTTCCAATTGTCCACGGCCTTGTCACCAATAGCTTCGTTCATGACGTTTTTGGAATCTAACGCACGATCTATTGTGTTTTGGATTGTGTGTCTGGTGCGACCATCAAGCTTACTCTTATTAAGCAAGTTTTGTGCGAAATCGGGTGCAACATCCACCGCCGTGTAGATGCTGTCAATGTAGAGTTGTTCCTTGAGTTGTGCTGCAAGCGTTGGAGCGACTGTGCCAAGTTGCTGGTCAATCATCAGAGCATGACTCTCGATGTTTGCTTCAAGTTCGACATTTGCGTCTAATCCTGGAATACCTCGGTCACGAAGATAGGTGGCTTGTAGTTGTTCTGTGCCGTTAGTGATTCCTAATTTTACGTTTGAAATTGTGGTTGCAGCCGACGTATCCAAGGCCGAATTATAACGAGAGGCAGTAAACCCATAGTACCTTTGGCGAAATTGGTCCATCGCCTCGACGCTTGGAGCGCTCTTCTCGTACTCAGTGATTCGCTTGTCAGCCAATTCCTTATAGTTCTTCGCATAATCCTCGCTTGTGTTATTTGCGGGATCGTTCATCCACTCACTGTGGTAATTAAGTTCCTGGTTAATCGACTCAGTTACCCAACGAGAATTGTCGAGGTTTTTCCGTTGACCGTCAAGCGTGTTTACCATGCTAGCTGTTCGACCAATAGACTGGCCTACAGCAGCAAAACCAGGCGCGATAGAAAAATCACCCGGGTCAGCTTGCACACGAATAAACTGACCGCTTATTTTGTCGTCGCTTACTATGGTTGGAACTGGCATATTATTTCTTGGGTGGTTTCGAGTTTACATAGTCCGCATAAATACCTGTGGCACTAGAAGCTCCACCAAGTATTGAACCTGCAGCACCGTAATTACCAATGGTCTCAGCATTGCTCGCACGAGACTTATCCAATGCAGCACTGGCGGCAAAAGAACGAGCATTCGTTTGACCAGTATAGATTGCTTTCAACGCGTCCATTTCTCCTTCAATCGAAGAATCATATGCAACATCGCCAGATGAACCAGAAGCAAGGTCAATTCCTGAACCAGAATAAATAGCTTTCTGAGCAGCAAGAATACGCTTGTTCTTAGAACGTATTTGCTGAGCGTCGAACTGAGCTTGTTGAACTGCGGCATCAGCGTTGTTAGTGGCTACTTTCGCGTTATACTTAGCCGCATCTTTCTGTGCTTGACCAGACTGGTACGACGTGTATGCTCCAATAGCAGCTGATGCAATAGCTAAACCAATAGCAGTGGCTGTCAAGTAACCAGCTTGCGGGTCACAGCCACTCGACAACTTGTGGTCATCGACAATCTTTTTTGCTTGTATCAAGCATTGTTTGAAATCAGGGCTCATTTCAACACCTTCATATAATCGGTTTGCAGTTTCTTGAATCCTTTACGCTCATAAAACGTTGCGACCTTTTCAGGCATTACTGAGTGCAGGTGAGTCATAACGATTCTAGAAACTCCAAGGTTAGTTGCCCACTTTTCAACAGCATCGAACAGGGACAAACCGACTTTACCTCGTGCTTCTTCATTGACGAACCAGAATGCTTCTTCGGCTACCACAGCACCGTCCATTATCGACATGTTCAGGAACATTCCAATAGCTCCATCAATCTTGGTGTCGGTTTCGTGCACCCACATGGAACCCAAACCCATCTGCAGGTATTGTTCCCAAAATGACAAGAACGTCTCTTTGTGAAATGTACCAGGAAAACCAGAAAGTGCATAGAACTTCTCACCAAGAGCAACAAGTTGCTTGGTGTCCACTTCGAATAAACTGGTGATTTTCCTATTCATTCGTGTTCATTATGGGCATTACGGACACAATGTTCAACGGATACGGTAAATCCATGACAAGTTGAAATCTTGAATCACTGTGCATTGTATCGAGTGAAATACGGATATCCTCACTGAGAAGCGTCATAGTTGGAGTCTTGAGTCCGTAAATGCCATCTACAATTAAGACTTTTTCTGTTGGATACGGAATAATCTGCGTCGTGTGATACATTTCAGCATCCGTAATACCCTGCTTAAATTGCTGGATAGTGTTTTCCACACGAATGTCAGATTGAAAAATCCGTTTCTTCTTACCTTGTGATGTTCCAGCGCCTGAACCACCCTCGTAATCAACCACTTCCAATGTACACGGCATTTGGAATCCAGTAAAGCATTTTCCAGTAATCTTAAATAGCGGTGTTTCGAAAACACCAGAGTTAACGGTAAAATTTCCAACGTACCAACCATTAACCATGAACTGAACCGCAGTACTATTTGGATATGGTATTCCGCTAACAGTTAGTGGAGTATTCGGATCTTGGTTGTCGTAGTCTAAAAGCAAACCAGTATCAGTAGACACAAAATCGTCAACGTAAGAAATTGTATCAGCACCTGTAATTTCAGATGATACAGCTAGATTCGTTTGAACCTCGATGGTGGTATAGTCACCACGTTTCACTGACAAGTACAACTCATCCTGTTCACCACCGAGTGATGGCAAGCAAGTAATCGACTTAATTAAACCACTACCACCCAACTGGTGAATGTGCCAAGCTACGACTTCTTGTTCACGGTCATAAGTAACACCAACAAGTTTTCCATCCCCAGTGAGAAGCCATAAAATCGTAAATGGATTGTATTGAACAGCTATGTCGATGAAACCACCATACGTTCGACCAATGTGTTCGCTGATAATCGAGATGTCCTTAGAAACAAACGCGTCAAGCGAAAAGTCGTAATTCATTTCGCGTAACTTGATTCCACCACGTTGGACAAAAATCGTCTGTGTACCTATGCGTACACCACACTCAAAGCTCTCGGAACCAAAGGTAGTTTGAACAGTCGCTGACACGTTCGTTGGTGTCACCACCTGGTTCACATTTTGCGGTTTAACCTGGTATTCATTACTGGTTGTTCCGACAAGTAGCACTGGACCTGATTTAACCCACATGATGGGATTAACCTCACCACTTGCGAGTGTAATGTTAACCGCATGTGTATCAAGAACAACCGAATCATCATTAGAACTCGGTTTGAAACTGTAATAATCGCTACTCTCAGTCATCCACAGTGTCTGCGGTTCAGTTATGGTGTTTGCAGCAACAAATCGTTGTTGATGAAAGCCAAAAACAGATGGCCAGCCAGTAGTAGTAGACCACGAACCTAATCTCCACTTGTTCGTTATTCCATCGTTCTTAATATAGGTGTTCGTGTAATCATCAAGTGGTATTGGCGTGTAAAACTCAACGGTAACAATTTTCGCACTAACAAATGAAGTAATTTTTCCCCATGGTTGAGAACCAGAAAAATTCAAGCGGATGTGTCTATCAAGGTCAGTAGAGACAAAGGTGTCAAGAGTCGCTGTGACGGTACCATAAATCAAACGTTCACCAACCTTCAAAAGATTTGTTGGATACGAATAATCGTATTTCGTCACTGTAGACACTGTAACCTCAGTTCCACTCGTATAAGCAGTTATCTTGTACCAAGCTCCAGTTGTGCGCAAACGAATATACTTATTAACATCGTTTCGACTAAATACACCGCTGTGCGATGTACTTTTCATGGTGGGATAACTGGCAACGGATAGTACTACAGTCGGGTCCGTGTCTTTAATAGCATCGATAATATCGACTGTGGCATGAGTACTATCCTGAAACGATAAAACTTTCGCTAGTTTCCACTCATCATCTTCTCGAAAATCAACATACGTAGTTAACGCTGTAGCAAGGGTATAGTAAGCAGTACTTTCATCGTACGAATCATCAGCATCTTGAGATGCAGGACAGTAAAAATTATTTGCGTCAATAACAGTGATCGCATATGTACCATTATCATATGGGTACGAACGAGGAGCTCTAGTAGCGTCAAGTTTGAGACCTGTTATTGTGATAGTGTTACCAGTAGTTAATCCATGAGCAGTCTTCGTTATTTTAACGCGGTCGTCGCCACTGAAGGAATGATCTGAAGCAGTGAACCCGGTAACAGATGTTCCAAACAAAGCAATCGGTGATTCCACGCTTGCCGTTGACACAACATTTGTAAGCGTCAAATAAGCGTCTTTGATTTCGTTCGGTGTCCCAATGTACGGACCATCTTCAAATTTGTACAAGTCAATTGCCCACGATGTATCAGCTGTACGAAGTATCCTGCGAGGAGCATGGTCCGGATGTGCGCAGAACATGATGTCAGCAGATTGGGTAAAACGAACATTCCACATCTCCGTATTATCCCATGGTGTAGCCAACGTAGCTTTAACCACACCGTCGCGAAGTACACGACATTCGTTATTAACGAATTCCAGCAAATAAACTTGCTGATTTGAAAATTGGAATTCTTGGAGTCTGGAAGGTTCTCCAGCTTCGTCAAGCGAATTTATCACATGACGAGTCCCTGGACGACGATAAATACCACCCTGAGGAGCAACTATAAAGTTACGAAGTTTGCGTGCACCGTTGAAGTATTTCGTCGTGTCAACTCGACCGTACATCCGGGGAGATAATTCCCCAGACGTGAAATTGGTCTGAATTGGGTTTACACGCGCCATATTACGTCATTGGGTCACGAACAAAACCACTTGCTGGTGACACACGACTTCGACACCAGACGTCTGCATCGAGTTCCTCTGACGGGTCTTCCACTGAATCCACGAACCTGGCTTTCTGCATAACTGACTTAAGGTCGATGGTAAGACGTTCCTTCATCGAATCAGACCCAGTAAGAAGGTAGCAGATTCTTGCGGCAAGATGATATGCCACGGCTTCAACAAACAGTTGGTCGAACTTCACCACATCCTGTTCATCAGAAACATACTTCAGGTGTAACGTAGAATAATCGGAAACGAGAGTGAGACCTTCAACACGGTAAGCATCCTTGGAAAGTGGAACATTGGCATCCGCATCATAAACCGTGTGTACACGTGAAAAATCATCAGGCAATGGAAAAGCGTAAGTGTACCCAAATGTGGGAGCCGTGGACAGGACTGTGTTGAGAATAGCTCGCTTAATTGCGAAGTTCCAAGGATGAAGTCTGAGCACCGATTTACGAGAATCGTCGTAATGCATTTTGCACGCACGAGCATCCTTGGTTTGCTCATCCATGCTGAGGATATTACGAGTACCAATCGCTGTTAGAGCAAGATTGGCTATGTCGAGTTGTGTGGTTGCCATGGTAGTGAGCCGGGTGGCACTTATTAGGCACCACCCGGCCGTAGGCCGTTTTGGTTAATCGACTATGTATTTCACATAGCCAGTCACCTTTTCGGTCGCCACCGTACCCGTGCCGGTCGTCGCAGTCAAGTACACTTCCTTCTGGGTCTCGTAGAGGAAACCCAGAGCTTGTGTAATGCCGAACGCCACCTTCGCAGCACCTTGAGCAGCCGCGGCCTTGAGGCACGCGACAGCGTCAGACACCGCGCTGGTCACCGCAGCACCGTCGACCCCGATGGACGAACCGGTTGGCACATCATCGATGGTACCGCTGCCGTCCGCACCAGCCAGACCAATCGCGAGAGTCGCGGAATTAGCCAGCGTAGCGGAGGCAATGATTTCACCTTGAACGATGCGAGCACCTTTGGGGATTTTGCACAACGCGATATCCGTACCACTCGCTTGGGAAGCGAGAGTGACGGAAAACGTCGAGCAGCGGACTCGCCCATAGTGCTTGTTAGCAGGTAGGGGCGCGTAGGACACGGGCACAGCACCAACGAGTTCGTTGGACCATGCATCAATCACTGTTGCAGCCATATTTGTTCTTTCTCTTTTTGGTTACTGACTAGGACGCATACACCGCGTAAATAGCATCCGCTATTGTTGTTTGAGGGTCAATTTCGACACTTAAAGTTGTCGTCGCTGAATTCCTCAACATTGTCACTAGCAACTGCTTTAACACAATAATATCCGAATCATTGTTCGACTTGACAGTTACGTCAATTGGTAACTCTGACGTGTTTTCATCACAGCGTTGAGCACCTTTTTGGTTAATGTCAACCCGTTGAATCAGAATACGCAATCCAGTCATAACCTTGTTTGATTACGTGGTTTCGTCGCACTTGATGCGAAGCACCTTCTCTTCCCACATGCGCGTGGAGTTGAACGAACCACACACGTACACTTGGGCGGAATTCCGCTTATCGCGCCGAGTACCGACATCAACCTTGATGTCCATACCAACCGCGAGCAGCAGACCTTGGCGTTCGTAACAGATGCATTCACGAATGCTGGAAGCAACCGGCAAGCGGTTACTCACAATAAACTTGAAGCCCATGAACGTGTTCACTTCACCGTTGACCAACGCCCTGACGACATTGTAGTCCGAACTGGTCACCTCAGTCGTACGCAGGAGCGACTGAATCTGAGCGGGGTCAACCGCGACGTAGAGGTCATACTGACCCTCAGTGGTCGCTTCAGCCTTGCCCATGAGATACCGCGCACGGCGCAGTTTCGCGATGGTCAAGTTAGAGTTGGAACCCGTACCAGTGTCAGTCGCATTGACCACGATTTCACTCGCAGCCGGGAATGTAACAGACGTGGAACCAGTTTTGCCGGTGTAGGCGGTACCAAACGCAGCTTGGATGATGACGTCGTCCATTTTCCGACCGAGAGCCATAACCGCGTTCGTCACGTAAGGTGACGTCGGGTCGGCCAACATGCGGATTTTGTCCTTGTCATCAATCAGGTCTGCCCAATCGAAGTCGCGCAAACCAACGCGCCGGCGATCATGCGGAGTGCTAATCAGCGGCGTATCAGCGTGGCGATTCGTCACTTCCACAGCGTCTACCGCTCCAATACGATCATAGAACTCGTATTCCGCACGCTGACTTTCGACTCGCACCGAGGGGCGAAGCCGAGAACCAGACTGCTGGAACTTGATTTCAATGTTGGAGCGATACGCCTGAACTAGTGCCGTATCAATCTGAAAACTCATAGTGTTTCTCTCTCATTGAACTAACGGCGGAGAAGTTGTCCTTGCGGATTTCACCTAGCGAATTTAGTCGCTTGGCTTGTTGGATTCACCAACATAGGTGGATTGCGACGTATCACAACTACCCACCAAACTTTACAGGTCCACTGTATCACACAGTGGACCTGCTGTACACTTCTTTTTTACGGGATTATTTTATTCCTGTGTTCCCGGATGAGCAACTTTGTGGAGGTTCGTCCAGCGATCAACAGCTGCTCGGTGACCTGGATTTTGAGCATCAGTTAGAGCTGCAAGAAACGTTGCATCCAACTTGAGGTTTTCAATCTCAGAAGCAGCTCGCGTCCCATCACTGAGATGTAAGTCACCACCAGCTGTGCCGCCACGAGTGGTATCTTCGAGAAGTGAACGACCGATTTTGTGCATCATCTTGACGAGTTCCGGATTGTTTCCAAGCCCAGATTCATCGAGATACTTCATGACGTCTTCACCACCGAACTTCTGAATGACAGACTTCGCGATACCAACACTGGCATCGTACTTGTCACCCCACTCAGATTTGAGTGTCTGTTCAGATGCCGCACGGGCATTGGTTTGTTTCTCAGTAGCAGCCGTGACATCACGGTGGAGAATACCGCCATAATACTCCATGAGGCCGCGTGCTTGTTTCGGAGTGAGTCCCAATTTGTGAAAGGTCTCACTTGCTGCCTTCATGCGGTCCTTGTCGATTTGCAGACCCTCGGGAGTCTTGATGTCCTTGTAATCATAAGCCTCAGGAGCATCAGGACGACCAATCTGTTTGTAGAAATCGTTATACTGCTGCTCAGTCCAATTGGGTTCCGGAGCAGGTAAACGCTTCTGACCAATCATCGCTTGGGCACTGATGAAACTCTTCACCAGGTCAGGCACTGTCTTGAAGTTCTGGATAGATGGGTTTCCAGCCAGATCCGCAGGTAACGATTTCGGGTCAAACGGAACGGGTATAGACCCGCCATCACCGCCATTCGGATCACGTAGTATGTTCATCTTGTATTGCCTCTTCTATTTGGTTTACCATTTTTGCGTGTGGTGTGTTTACGAACCGCAGTATTGATAGGACCAGTCTACGACTGCCCTCATTCAACGCCGTTTGATGTGGGTCATTTGCTACAAATGTTGACGTTGTAACGAACCCCTTCTTCATCAAATCTCTCAGGACGATTTTACCGTCCGAACTATCGAATAAGCGCTGATAGGCACCATGTAACAGTGCCTTATCGCGCAATATGTCGAGTAATTGTCTTCCCCGACGAATTATCATTGCATACCTCCCAATGCACCAGCATCGGCGAGATTCTTAATCGCCTTACTGGCAGGTTCAGCCACAGCAGTCATTTGTTGCATCTGTGCAGCTCTTTGTTTACCAGCACGAATACCATCAATGTCTTCCTTGGTGCGAAGAACTGCACGAGGTACACCTCGGCAGATGGCCAGTTCTTGAGCAACACTGTCCATATCAATCGCATCAAGAATGTCCGGAGTAGCTTGAGCGAACGGAAGCAAGTCTTGGAGGTATCGACTGATGAGAAGTGCCTTAGCACCGATTTGTGCTCTCGCAGCTGGAGAGACGTATCCAACAGACAACCTCTTACCAACAATAGCAGGAGGAGCCGGAGGTATCTTGTTATGAGTTGCCAGCAACTGATACGACCGAGATATCATCGGAGAGAGCAACTCAGCAACCATACGCCCCAACATAGGAGCAAGCATCCTGAGTTTCTCATCACGACGGTCTTGGACTTCGTACGCCGTCATCTGGACATTTTCCTTCTCCATACGAATGAAGTCAGCGTAAAAACACTTGTTAATGAACTCACGCTTCTGTTGAGCTTTATCCTCACCCCACGGAAGATTACCACGAATTTCCAATGGAGTGATTGCCGCATCTTCCTCTTCCTTGAAGATAATGGAACCAGGCGACGTTCTGATCGGAAGCATGAATCCCTCATTACGTAACACGAGCGGAGGGTCAACTTGCTTCTGACCAGCCTTGAGCAGGGTCTTCTCCATGGCGTTCAACATCTTGATGTCAGGAAGACATTTACGAGCTGGACCACGACCATAGATTTCACCAGCCAGTTTCGTCCAACGCCCAACGTGGTAGGGGAAGGAGTCATAACCAGACTCTTCCAGCACTTCCATCGTGGTGTTGCTTATCCAAACCGAAGCGAATGCTTTATTCGTCTTGGTGAGAAGACCTGAAATGCGGTCAGTTCTCGGATAAACAGCATGAACAACTTCGATGAGTTTTTCCTGGTCCTTGATTTCCATCAACTTCTTTGGAAGTACCCCACCAAACTCTTGTTTCACTTGTCGAAGAGTCCAATGCATTACGCGATACAACGTATCAACGTAACCCTGGTTGTTCTCACTGAAGAAGCAGAGAGCCAAAGGTTTCGCACTAAATAGTAACGAACCCTTATCGGCATTCCACTCTTGACTGATACAAGCCGTACCAAATCCAGCGATATCCAAATACGCCTCGTGAAGAGTCGGATTCAGATTCACATCTTGGTCTTGATACTGTGCGTAAATAATCTCGGTGACTATATCAAGCCACTCAAGAATCTGCGGGTCCTTGGTTTGCATTCCGTGCACTTGTATCTCAAACCACCGCTCAGCTGGGTTTGTGAGGTACGACATAAGAGCTCCCGACAAGTCCTCAAGAGCTTGTGGTGCGGTTCCATCATACATTGTTTCCGGATACAGGTTCTGAAACTGTCCGGTCAGTTGATTGAACGACAACGTAATTGGTCTAACGTAGTCACGTATGTCGTTCCAATCCTTTTCAAACGGCGACCGCAAAGACTTCATCAAAGAAAGTTTTGCGGATATAGCTGTTACGCGATCTGGTTCCATAGGTTATTGGCCCAACAGGGACTTTGTAATGGTTGAAGCCGCATCACTACTGGTACTTGTACCAGTGAGGATAGTAGATGAGAAACCACGCGGTTTCTTCTTGCCACCCTCGACACTGTCAGCAGCTTGAGCTTTCGATGGAGGAGCCGGAGGCTTAGGAGGTTCCGGAGGTTTCGAACCACCAAATCCACCCTGCATGTATTCCTTACGATATTTCAGTACGATTCGCATAACTTATCACTCTTTCTGTTTTGTGCCACATTATTTTACCGTTGTTTCGCGCCCACCCGATTTTGGGCAGGTAGTATGGCATAAGAGATGCGAACGTGGCTAAGCATCCCTTACCTACCGCGAGGTGAATGAACCATCCGCCACACAACTCTTTTCCAAGGAGTGCATACGTTGGCGTGATGAAAACGTAACCATGCTGCATGTACTCGACAAGGTCATCTCCCCAGTTTCTTTCTGGGTGGTCGGCGTATATTGCGGCGATTGTCTCATAGATATTTGTAGTTGTCGATAGCGACTGCTTGCATTTGACTCTCCTTGCGTCCGGTCGAACGCTTTGCCATTGCGAGCATTCTGAAAGCATCAGCTGGGTTAGACGACCAGTCGTGGAGTGGCTGTGAGCTAAACACCTTTCGTTTTTCGTCCCACTGCTTGCGGTATGTGCGCAAGCCCTCGATTCCTCGATGTGCATATTTCAGGTTGAAGAAGCATTTCGGTATGGTCGACCTTACCATCTCAATGCCGTCGGCGACCTCATGTTTACGAACGACATTAAATTTGATTCCCATGTCCTTGGCGAGTTCTCTACGAGACTTACCGTCGCCAGACAGCTCCCTCACTTCGATATCGTGAGGTCCATAGTGCTTACCATACAAGTACTCAGCGCGATGTTCACCACCAGACACTTGTCCTCGTAGTACCTTCGCGTAGTGCGTAAGTCCCTCGCCGGAATTTTCATAGTAGTCTAGTATGCGAACTTCGTGTGGTCCAAATTGTGCGAACCAAATCGAAGTGACGTCGTCCATACCCAAATCCCAGAAGGTGTCGACAGGGACTCTGGGGTCATATGGCATGAATTCGAGTATTCGACCTTCGTCATCAGCGCGCTTCATCTGAGAACCGTAGTACGAACCAACCATACTCGCGTCGAAGCTGCAGTAATACTCCTGCTGAATCATCTCCTCGGGCATTCCCGATTGGCGCTCTTCCTCGATGTCTTGGTCGGAGAAGACTGGGTTATTGTCGGACCTCTTGGTGCCGTTATCGCCAGCTACTAGTATTTCGCTGAACCAGAGCTTATTACGCTTCGCCATGTCGATAAGCGTCCAGCCGTGGTTGTGACCGCGAGCGGTGTAGATGAAGAGAGCCCAGCCGCCATTCTCCTTGAGGATCGGGCGAATGTAATCCCAGGCGGCCGGGTCATGGAGAGAGTATTCCGAGAATATGCACCCTATTGGATTCGTGCCTACAAGTGAATTCACGTCGTCGGTGCCAACGACTTGATAATTCGAGTTATTCGAGAACGTGACGCGCATCTCCGTGTTGTTCTCACCTTGCACTAAGTCTGGGTGAAAGTGGTCGAGGAATCTCCGCCCGTCCCTCGTTGAGCCGTTCCATACGATTGCGCGCCCTTGCTTGTAAGTCGGGAGCAAATGCCAGTAAGTCCCAATTCTCTCCTGCGCCTTGACGCTCACCAAATTTATCCCCAACAAGTCCTTACCAGCGCGACGATGCCATACGCAGGCAGCACGCTTCCCCTCCTGTGGGCCCTGCATGTAACGCCAAACGTTCATCTGGTATGTGCGCGGCTTCCACTTGTATGGTAGGACGATGTCGCTCATTCTGGTGGTGATGGTGTTGCGATTACGTCGATTGCGTCACGTTGCTTCGGCGCGGCCATTTCCTCCTGGCGGGTATTACCATCATCACCGTACCGAACAATCACGACGCGGTGCTTGTGCTCCACCTCGCCCTTGACCTCGACCGACCGGAGTTTTGGCATTACGTAACTATTCAGCTCCGACAATATCCTCACGCGCTGGTCTGCCGTCAACTCGTACGTCCTACCATCCCTGCACTCCCTACCCAGCGCCATGCTAATTAACTCCTCGGCCGGTGAGAAATCATTCGTCTCAAAAAGGTGCATCATGACCTTCCTAAGATCCGCTGGCGTCGACCTGCTCAGCTTGGACAGGGATTGGTGCATTGCCTCCATCTTGGATTGCAAGTCATGGACCTGGTCGATCATGACTGGTGCCTGCATGGGCTTACCCGTCATCATTGCGCGGATTTCATCTGGACTTGGTATGCGTGTCGCCATCTGTGTGCCATCCTATCACGTCGCATGGTATATGTAAACATCTTTTTTGCGGGAAAGTATCTAATTAGCACGCCAATACCCTCTAAGTTCTTATCTACCAACTGCTTCCGCTCGACTTAGGGCCCTGTTATTAGGTTATCGTTGCCCGATTATATCCGCCGGAAATCCTGGCGAGGGCGAACCTTGTTCCACATTACCCACTTGCTAGTTACTTGCTGCAAGCGACATGAAACGAGGAAGTTAGGTGGATGACATGGTGTCTACTGAGGTACGGTCATTTTCGGGCCCCCTGGCCATGTTGCATGACGCGATGACCGTACCCAAGCAGCTGATGCCTCAGGGAGCATGGACATGTGTGCTATGTGCCTTGTCTTGTGAGGGAGAGTACATGAGGCACACGCACAATGAGTCAAGGACTGAGTGATGAGGTGCACTACATGTGGACGCCAATACCATCACCGTCATTCATCATCACGATAGTACAGTCAGGGACTCATAGTCATCCTGTTCTCCTGCATTCGAAAATAGTGACGGGCAGATTAGTGCCAACACGATTCACGACCCTATGCAAGCATCGTAAAAAGATATTAAAGTTATTACTGCCAGATATTACGCAAATATCATTCCCCTTATAATACTCTGTGCACTGTTATTACGGTTATTAAATTATTAGACATTTTGATATTTTTTTAACGATGTCCCAAATAATTCTCTTCTCCAATAATTTAATAATAACCCCTTAACTCTCTCCTATAGTGTTTATTATTAACACCTTACAACATATTATCCGTTTTATATCCGCTCAATATCCATAACACTAGTTGCGAATATCGTTCTTCTCCATTTGGTGTATGTTTTTCATGTGATGCACGTCACTTGTCCTATTCTGCATACGAAGATTAACCGCCAAGTGGTGTGCACGCGGAGGCGTGCGAATTCACTTGTCACTTAATCTTCTAGCATAATTTCAAGAACGAATGGAACCATTTAGTTGTTCTTGAACCAGACAAGCTCCGTAACTAAAAACATCACATGAAAACCAACAC